ATCGTCATCGATTTTATAGTATTATGACGCACTCTAATCTCCCCCGGTTTTTAGCAAAATTTTTTAAGGGCGCCTTGCGACGCCCTCGAGGTCTGTTAGATTAGACCTATCTGTTTTGCCTTGTCCTCCATACCCGGTATTACTCTAATCTTGCCCTTGTAGGGCTCAGTTATGGCATAGACCGAACCTTCTTCCTTCAGGATGAGGGCTCCTTCGTCCCTCAAGTACGTGTATTGGCTTGCCAAGCTCTTCTTGGCCTTGGCTTCTTCAGGGGCTGGACCGCGCGTGGCCTCGTAGATCTCCAGATCCGAGCTGCCTTGGTTATTTTTTAAGAACGTCAAGATCTTCCATTTCCATGAAGTTTCTGCGGCTAAGGCCTTACGAGCCTTTGCGAAGTCACTCAGACTAATGGTGATGTCGGGGCTGTCGTTGGTTACTGCTTCGGCTGCTTTGATTGCATCTTGCTTTGTCATGATAGTCTCCTTAGTTATTGTGAATGAATAGCTGTACTACGATTGCTCTACATAAGGCCTGGTTAAGGTAACCATCTTCCATGTATCGGAGGATGGCTAATAACTCCGTGGCGGCGTGTGTACGCTTTGTCAACTTGTGGTGCTCGCTTGCGAATTCTGAGAGCAGCTTGAACCGTTCTTTGTTGTCCATGCTAACCATATGGACATCAAGTTCTTCGAGCGCCTCGTTAAACCCTTTGATGTTTTCTGTCATATCATCCTCCAAGTAGTAGGTTATACATGAGCAGGCCCAACACTAGGCCTGCGAGTGTGAAAACTACGGCTAGTTTTCCAATCATCTAATACCTCCTTGTGTGGTGTTGATGGTTTTATTTTAATATTCTACCTATATAAATATTATCTCCCTGCGGATTATTTGGTTCCCTGGATTAGGGGGCCCCGGGGGAAAATACAGGTGAACCGTCTGTCTGGGATGGTCAATTTGTACCCAAAACGAAAATTTGGATCGACTTTTACACGGATGGTAAATCACGTAAAAATGTAAATTACGTAAAACGCACTTTTTTGTGTACTTTTTATTTTTACGTTGTATAATAAGTAAAAGGAGGAAGACAATTTATGTTGGATATTGTTAGAGCTTGCCGATTCGACTATGAGCTGTTGGGCGAAGATCTAGAGACGCTCTCACGGCGGTATGATATACCAGTTGAAGCCCTGGAAAATACAAAGACGATTCAAAAATGGGAACGTCGGGTAGAGTGTACCGCTTTAGCGACAACTACAGATATAAATACTTTCGCGAAGCAATTGGAAGAGACTACGCGAAGTAAGTTGTCGATTGTAGCTTTGGTACGACAAATAGAAAACCAAGCTCTTTACGCCCAATTGGAACATGCCTTTATTAATAAAGCTTTTGCTATTGTAGAGGCTATCGATGAAGCAGGCGATAAGGCGGCCAACCAATTATTAGCACTAATACAAGCGGTTGACAAGTTGCAATCACGCAATCCTCTTATGCTGGCGGATCAGTTATCAGTAGCGCTTAAAGATAAGTCTGGTTCAGGTAAAGATGCTCCAACTTTTAACGTTTTGATTCAAAATCAGGTATGACAGATATATCTTTGCCAATATTAAAATTCCGGGACTATCAGAAGCCCCTATGGAATTATATGATGCAAGAGCGCTCCGGGCTACGCGCAGTTACAGTCTGGCCCAGACGCAATGGCAAAGATCTAGCTGCGCTAAATATATTGATAGCGAAAGCTATACAACGCCCGGGCTTATACTTTTATATTGCTCCATATGCAACTCAGGTTAGAACTATAATCTGGGAAGGTATGGATGGTACCGGCAAGCGCTTCCTGGATTACATTCCGAGTCAGCTTATAACACGTAAGCTGGATCAGATAATGAAGCTATGGCTAGTAAATGGGTCTATGATCCAGCTATTGGGATCCGACAACGTGGATGCGATAGTAGGATCAAATCCCCTTGGAATAGTCTTCACTGAATACTCTTTGCATAAAGATGTCGTATGGGGCTATATGCGGCCTATCTTGTCCGAGAATGGTGGTTGGGCTCTGTTTAATGGCACTCCTCGTGGAATGAACCATTTTTATAGTATGGCCCAGATGGCTAAAAATAACGCCAATTGGTTTTATGAGCAGTTAACTGCAAACGATACTGGTTATCCGACAAAAGAAGCGATTCAGGATGAGCGCGATGCGGGTATGCCTGAATCCCTAATAGAACAAGAGTACTATACATCTTGGACGGCTTCAACGGAGGAAACACTTATACCCCTGGATATTGTTAAACCGTGTGTTGGACTTGATCTGCCCGAGTCTGCATATAAGTTTGCTCCGCGGATAGTTGGTGTGGATCCAGCATATGCAGAAAAAGGCGATAGAGCGGTTATCGCGCGTAGACAGGGTCGAATGGTATTTCCGTTTGAAGTGTATCAGGGTAAGGATCCGATGGCGCTGGCTTCGCGTGTAGCGATGGTAATTAAAGAATGGAAGCCGCACGCGGTTTTTATTGATGCCGGCCGGGGTGAGGCGATTTGGTCGAGGTTGCATCAGCTGGGCTATCAGGATAGGGTGTTTTCAGTAGATTTCGGCGGCGCGTCGTATGATGAGCTCTGTCGGCTTAAGAAAGACGAGATGTGGAATCGAGCGAAGGATTATATTGCCTCGCCGCTTAAGCCCTCGCTACCGGCAGATGAAGATTTTGTACGTGATTTAACCGCGCCGATGTATATGATAAATGATCGAGGTAAGCTTGAGGTTGAAAGTAAGAAGTCGCTGCGTCGGCGTGGATTTAGATCTACGGACCTAGCAGATGCGTTTATACTTACGCACGCTGAGGAGTTTGACGAGACGGATCCCATGCCGAGCCAACTGGAACATTTGGGCTTAAGGCCGGATCAGGCAGGGCGATTNGTTGATATGGCGTATGAAGTTGAAGCGGAAAACGCCGAGTATAATCCCTTGGGATATATGAATAGAAGGTATTATGGATTCACTACAAATCGTAACAGGTAAAGAACTAGATCCACATAAGGTGGAAGAGTATTGGCAGGTTTTATATATGCATGACTTGCTGAAACACCGGTTGTGCGATAAAGTAGATCCGACATGGCAAGACGTATATGTAATGCTGTGTACTCGCCATGTATATTATATGGTTCTTGAGGATAAGATTGTCGGTGAATTCGCGTTGGATTATCTGTCGGGTAAAATGTTTGCTACGCACTTTAGCTTTCATCCAACGGAATTGTGTCTTAGAAAAAAGATACGTGTTGGCCGGCAGGCGTGTATGTTGGCGCTGCACACGTGGAAAAAAGACGATGGAAGCCGGTACGTATCGACGCTGGTAGGTTTGATACCGGTGCAGAATAGGGCCGCGATAAAGTTCGCAGAAAAGGTTGGGTTTACGAATATAGGAGTGTTGCCGTCGGCGCAGCACTACCTTGGAAAATTAACAGATGCACAGTTTTTAGTAATGTCTACTGGAGAATACCATGGGCGGTAGTGCACCGAATACACAAGGACAGCAGCGTAGTTATGATGCCGGGTATAGCGCCTTTAAATCGGGGCAGCCAGACCCATCGACTGCGAATATTAAAACTAATGATCCGTTCTTTGATTATTATAAGTACGGATATTCAGCCGCGCAGGCCGAAGCCCGCGCAGCGCAGCAGAGGCAGCAGTCGGAGCATGCGATGTCGGCCATGATGGCAAATATGGCAAGGGCTCAACAGGAGCAGGCGGCACAGTTTCAGCAGATGATGCGACAAGCTGAAATTGATCGTGCGGCAAGAGAAGAAGCGGCGAGGCGTGAGGCAGGTATTAAACGACGGGATCAGCTGTTTTCTGAGCGGCTCACGAATGCGTCGCTTGCGACAGATTATATAACGCAGCAGCTTAACGAAGAAGCCTCGACTGCGCGGCTTATGGGCGTAGACTTTAATGTAACTGATGAGCAGAAAGCGTCACGTATAAGTGATTATTTTGCTACTTTGTGGGGCGAAGGCTCTGAGCGTGAATTAGAATCCCTTATTAAGGAATGGGGCGCTCCAGAGGGCTTCTCTGGCACATGGGATATTGTTAGAGGTAACGCCAAGAATTTCACTGATCAGACTAAGCCGGATACCTCGACGACTATCGCTACTGGTAAAGGCGTACCTCGTTTGGCTACCTTGGCGACGCTGGATGACGAAGAGGAGGCCCTTTTGGGATAAGTTATGGGTAAGTCTGGAAATATACCTGCACCGCCTATTCAGCAAACCAACTCTACTCTTGAAGAAGGNTTTGGGGCGACAAGTGTTATGCTGTCCCAAATGATGGCGCAAATGAATAATGCGATGGCCGGATATAATCAAGCTATGACGTCGATGCAACAATCCCTGATTGGCGATACTCCGGAAATCTATAAGCCGCCTGAAGTAGANTGGGATGCGGCGAAAGCGGAGCTCGATGCGCGTGCAAAGGCGCAATATGATCTTGACGCCGCCAGGCGGATAAATTTCGGAACTTCGGTACATTCGAGCCCTCTCCTGGATTATGAAGAGGCTGAAACAACTAACCAATCTCTTATAGCGATGCCATGAGCGATTATACGTTTGCCCAAGTATCTTCGTTTTATGAAGCGGCTAAGCAAGAGCGGGCTGATTGGGAAACTGAGTGGAAAGATATTTCAGAGTTCCTATTGCCGGGTCGTGGGCGCTATGGTGATACTAGGCCGGATAAGAGAAAGTTATATAGCTCAAGCATTATAAACTCGNTAGCAACTGATGCNCTTAATGTGCTTATTTCAGGTATGCACGGAGGTTTGACAAGCCCTGCGCTACCCTGGTTTAGGCTATCTTGGAGACGACCAGAAATAGAACAGTTTGAGCCTTTGAAAGCTTGGCTGCAGCAGTGTAATGATCGTATGCACCAAGCATTGCAATTTAGTAATTTCTATAGTGTAATAGCAGCCTTTTATGAAGAGTATTGTGGATTCGGCACGGGCTGCATTTATGTGGGTGAAGACACGTATGATGATGCGGTACCTGCACGTTGGGAATTACTTACAGCGGGTGAGTATGCGTTTTCGCTGGATGCGACGGGAAAAGTAAATTCGTTCTTTCGCATGGCGTTTATGTCGCCACAGCAGCTGGTAGATACTTTTGGCGATAAAGTATCTGCAACGGTGAAGAAGTACGTAGATGACGATTTGGCGGATAAAAATAAGCCATTTGTTGCCGTACTTGAAATGCTGGAATATAAGCCGTATATGGGTAAACCGATTACCCGATACGTTTATGAATATAATACGCGTAAAGATAAAGAAAGCCGAGAGTATTTACAGAAGTCGGGTTTTTACGAGTTTCCTTATCTTGTAGCTCGTTGGAGTACGATTGGATCAGACATATACGGTATTGGTCCGGGTTCACGAGCTTTGCCTGATGTACGGCGCTTGCAGGAAATGGAAGCTGCATTTCTTATGGCGGTACATAAAACTGTTGAGCCACCAGTTATGGCTCCAGTTTATATGAAAGGTAAACTGCGTACTTTACCAGGAGCAGAGAATTATTATCGTAATCCCAATGAGTTAGTTAAGGAGCTGTACCAAGTACGTTTTGATCTTCAAGGTGTAACGCATGCGATAGAACGAGTAGAACAGCGCATACAAGCCAACTTTTATAATGATATATTCTTAACGGCTGCTCGTGATCCGAATGCTACTCCGTATAAAGCGGCTGAAGTAGCCGCGCGGGAACAAGAGAAGATGCTGCGTCTTGGGCCGGTGATTGAACGTTTGCAGCACGAATTCTTTCAACCCTTGATTGAACGTTTGTTTAATATAATGCTTAGAAAAGAAATGTTTGAACTACTTGATCCTAAGTTGGCTGAAATGGCTGGTGAGTATAAGATAGCTCTTATTTCGCCATTAGCAGCGGCTCAGCGAGGTGTGGCTCTACAAGGCATTAACAGCTTTCTGGCATTTATCGGTGGAGCGGCACAGTTCGATCAAGAAGTCTTGGATAATGTTGATGTGGATGAGGCCACTAGAGTTTATGCAGACATTACGGGAGTTAATATTGGTGTGCTTAGACCTATGGAAGAAGTACAAGCCCGCCGTCAAGCACGTCAGCAGGCTATGGCTGAAGCTCGAGCAAAACAGGAAGCTATGGCTATGGCGCAGGTGGCTGGTCAAACAGGTCAAGCAGCGGCTGCAGCGGCTAAAACACAAGCTGAAGCAGGACAGATATTAAGTGAGACACAGCAGACAGCTCTGCAAGCAGGTGTACTATGAAATTGGATGTAGAACATGAGCTATTGGTTCTCAATCTTAAAGAGGTTCTTAGCACCTCTGCGGGCAGAAATGTCCTCTGGCATATTTTGGATAACGCTGGTATTTATGCTTCATCTTTTACTGGTAATAGCCAAACATTTTTTAACGAAGGGCGTCGTAGCTTAGGTTTATATATACTTAGTTTAATGGAAGACGCAGACCCAACTTGTTATCCACGCATGGTACTGGATAATGTAAAGAAACTACAAAGTGAGGAAGACAATGGCTGATGAAGGAACCCCTAATGTGGACCCTATCGAAGGTGGGACGCCACAAGAAAACGCGGAATCGACTACCCCTATCACTGGCGAGGGTGCTGGAGCTGTACAAGAAACGGGAGCCACGCCAAATGTAGACGTAAAAGAGGGCGGTACTGCAGACGATGGCGCAGCAGCACCAGTCGACTTGAAACTGCCAGAGGGGTTGCCGCCTCAGGTATTGGAATTTGCTAAGGCTAATGGGCTATCACAAGCCCAATTGGATGCATCGCTTCAGTTCTTTGGTGAAGTAGCACACGTTAACGCAACTATGCAACAGCAGCAACTACGGCAACTAGGTGAAGCGCATGTGCAAAGCTGGGGTAAAGAAGGCCAGTATAAATTGAGCGTAGGACGACGAGCTCTCAAGATGGTTGATCCTGAGGGAGTTCTTACCACTATGCTTAATGAGACGGGCTATGGTAATCATCCAGCAGTACTTCAGTCTCTCTATGAGCTGGGTACTAAACTGCAGGAAGGAGGTTTTATTTCTGCTACACAGAATCGTGCTCCAGGTAAACGTACTGCAGCACAAGCAATGTATGGGGATACACATCCCTCTAAAGAAATTTAAGGAGCTAAATCATGTCCTATGTTCTCTATAATGGCGGCGAGTTGCCGAATATTGTTACTGTAACTAAGCGTCTCGATCCTGATGGAAGCATTGCGTCTATTGCAGAATTGCTGACGCAATATAATCCTATTATTGAAGACGTGCCTTTGATTGAAGGC